ACCAATAGTCATAGTTATAACATCAAATTCTTTAGGACTATTAACTAACTGCCATCCATAATCTTTAGAAGATGCTTTTTTAATATTATCTTCATGAATTTGCTGATACCAGTAATCGTCTACTATATTACACCAGTCTCTAGTAGTATAGGGTATTTCTATTTCAAGTTCTTGTTTATAAATATACTTAACTAAATTAAAACAATCTATTCCAGTATTAGGGTCTAATCCTAAATGTTTAAAAGGAAGCCCTACGTATTTATCCCATTCCACCGCCATATACTTGCTATTTGATCTCTCCAATCTTGATTTAATACCTCAATTAAAGAACTTTTTCCTTCCGGTAAGTGAATAAATCTATTAGCCTCTATATATAAACCAAAATGAGTTGGTATTAAACGACCTGATTTAAATATTATTACATCATATTCTTGCAACTCTGTCAAGTAAACTTTTTTAGCAACAGTAGTTGCCCAATCTTCAAGTGTCTGAACGGATAAGCGCTTCATCCAACCTCTTCCATCTTTTGGCTTACCCCCTGGAAGACCTAAAGGTTCCCACAAACTTTCAAAAACATTAGAATTAAGCTCATTTTTATAGATGGAATCTATAAGAGTAATACAATTATTTTCTAAGTAATTATGTTGAATTCCTAAGTATTTAAGATATTTTGATTCCATCATACCAATCTGCTAACTGAGGGACTATAGCTGTAAAATTTTCGTTTCTATTTCTGTCTAAAATTCCAGTATTTTTCTTAAAGATACACTCTAATTTTTCTCTGTCTTTTATCTCACCATTCATATATCTTAACCAGTCTGACATATGTTTAATATCAGATATATGTAAATCTTTTTTGTGAGTCTCTATAAAATTTTTATAATACCTCATTATTTTTTGCTTTTCTTCAGTAGGTAAAACTTGCAAAGAAATAGAAGGGGGAGTAACTAGCGTTGTACCAAAGATAGGTATATTTTTCTTTTTACCCCATAAAAGTAAATCAGGCATAGAATAAATAGTTAATATAGATACGACTGAACTAATAGAGGTAACATAGGGTTTAACCATATCTATATTAGACTCAAAGTCTTCCCAAACTAACTCTTTTCTAACATATTCTGTAACTTCTTTATAACCATCACAACTCGTCCAGAGGTTGACTTTCTTAAACTGTTTCCATAAAGATACTAGATCATATTCTTTAAATTTTAAAATAGATAGGTTAGTGTTATACTGAACATTTATATCAGTTTTACCCTTAGAAATTAAGTACTCCAGTATTTTATAATGTTGCTCTAATACTAAAGGCTCTCCTCCTGCAAAATATAAAACTTCTAAATTAGGATATATTAACTCTAATCCTTCCCAAAACAAATCATTATCCCACTGCTCTTCTTTTTTACCTTGAATTGAAAATAAGTTTTTACCTTCTTTTATCCAAGCAGTACTAGAAGCAGGACCGCAAGTTCTGCACCTAAAATTACAAGTATTTCCTAGTCTAAAATCTATATAAGGAGGGGGAGGAGGGGTAAGGGTTTTTTGTAGGTACTCTTTGTGACTCCAAAAATTATTAGCGTTATTCTTTGGATTTTCAATAACACCTAATTCATCTTTTTTAAAACAAGGATTATAACACTGTTCTGGTATTTTCCCTTCTAAAAAAGATTTTCTTAATTCTATGTACGGAGTTCCGTGCCACACATCCATAATAGGTTGTGTATTATCTCCTAAAGAATCTTTATTTGAAAAAGAATCTGAAAAGCAACAGGCTTTATACTCCCCTCTCATATTACCATGCATATGAATCCACGGTAATATACATCCTTTTATTGCCATTACTGTTTTGGTACCTGTCTTCCTGTTCCTGGAAACCCTCCAAAATGAATTGTATTATTTCTAACTCTACAGGCTTCATATGATTTACCACATTCATCATCTTTTATTGATGCTGCGATAGTATTATTAGCAAATATAGGATTTGTATTAGCATAACGAGTCGGAAAAGTACCTGGTATAGCACTAGCGGCAGCAGGAGGGGTAGGAGGTCCAGGATATTGACACTCAGTTCCTTTATACTCCCATTGACACGTATTTTTATAAAATTTTCTTTTTGGAAGACGTAGTTTAAAATACTGTAACCAACTAGTTAAAGTAAATTCTGCAATTTGCTCATTTAGAGTAGGCATTTCTAAAATTTTAAATACATCTTTTACATAGGCTTCTGGATCATAATCATCGTTTACGATATAAAGGTTTTGTGTTTCTGCTGCATTAGCTAGAGGGGCACTCAAAAATAAAATTCTTTCTTCTTGAATATCTTGAATAGTTCTAGTAGCAGTTCCAAATTGATTTTTAACATTATCGCCTACTCTATAAGGAGCTGCGTTTACTACAGATATGACATTTCCACTAATATAATCTATACTAGAGTGTTCTGGCCAGTATTCAAGATGTGTTGCAAAAGTAGACTTAATTTCTACAACTCCTCCAAGAAAATCTCTCGTATCGTATTTAAGTTGTTCCCAGTCTTCCCCTAATGTCTGTGCTCTTGAATATCCCCAAGCTGAGTTTGTAGTTCCATAATAAGAATCTACGACATCTTGATTAAAATGAACATTACCTACAACTGTCGCCGGGTCAAGACCCCACACCATTTCACCATTTACCATAGCATGACAAGAGTTAGACGTAACATTTCCTACTAAGTATGGATTTTCTACAAGAGTAGTAACAACATTATCATAGTTAGATACCGAAATACTAACTCTATCAATACTTCCATCCGAAGAAGTAGAAATACCAGAAGATTCTACTGGATAAGGAAGATAACTCTCTCCTGCAAAAGAAACATTGTAGGTTAAATCAGAAAAATTATCACCAATTACTTCTGCTATTCTCCACGGCATGTCTACAGGCCAAGCGTATCCGGCACCCTCTCCAGAAGGATTACCGTTTTCATTAGGAGGATACCACTCTCCGGGGTAATAAAAAGTATATAGTCTTACTACAGGAGGTTGAGTAAATGCATGTCGTGCTCTAATAAAAGGGCTAACATTTATTGCTGAAATTGTAGCACTAGAAGATTGTACTGCGTTTGCAGCTATTAAAGTGCCTGTTGAAGAAGCAAAACTAAAAGCATTAGTATTACCCGTTTGTCTAAATACTTTAATAGTTGATTGACCTGGAAGAGTGCTATCAAAAAATTGAATCTTATTATTTCCTTCATGATAGGTCCAATCATTAGGATAAGCTATTTGTTCATTAACATAGACACTAAGTTCTGTAGCATAGGTAGGAATTGTCAAACCAGTTAGCGTAACATACTCTGTGCTTGAAGTTGCAGCAAATGATTGTATTGAAACAACATTAGAAAGTAAATAATGATTACTGTATACAGATTCTCCTACAGTAAATTCTTGAAAAGCATTAGCAACTTTAACTTTAATATTACTTGTAGAAGGATCTACATTAGCAACATACCCAAAAGTTTCAGAACTGGCACCAATAATATTGTTTCCATTCTTAAATGGGGTTGTATCATTAACTGTTAAAATATAATCATAAAGTCTAGTAGACATTAATCAAAATCTTCCATTAAATTTATAGTAACTGAGTAAAAATTTTGGGTAAGAGCGGTACCACCAGAAATAACTTGTTGAATTTGTAGAGGTCCATTAAATCTTGTTCTTACTGTACCAGTACTATTAATATGTGTCAAGTCAAAAGTGAAAGTTTCATACTCTCCGTTCATAGATACATAAAAATCTTCAATTGCTTGTTTTTCAACACCAGAAATATTATTGTATGCTAACTGATACTGTCTTTTTCCTCTGCGAGACATTAATCGTCTCTTTTCATAACCGCTTTGAGTCGCATATTTATTTACATTAAATTGACGACCGAGTTGGAACCCATTAGAAGGTTTACGATCTCTCATATCATTAAATCGACCAATTGAGTCTACTTGAGGAGCAAACGTTCTAATTTCTAGAGTAACATTAGCGTAATCTACTTCTTCTTCGTCTACAGCAGGGGCTACTGGAAGGTCTATACCATTTACTCCTAAAGTAGCACTTGGATAAGTAAAACTATCTGGATTCTGTAACACGCCTGAAAGCGTAACAAATATAGCGTTGGCTTCATTTTCTCCTATACTACCTAAAACAGGAGTTGGAAGAGAAAAAGTTGTAGCAACACCGTTTAATAGATACGTGTTAGAATCTATAATAGTAGCAGAAGTATTTGAATAATGAGCGTAAAAAACAGCGGGATACTTTCGAGTTACTCTAAACCTATTAGGCAAATCAATAGTTCTAAGGATAAGTTCATCAGCACTTGGGGCTGCTACAAAAGTAATAGAACCGTTATTATTAGATAAATAATAACTTGAAACATCTTGAACAATACCATCAATAGTAGCTATTACCTCTCCTGAAAATGATACTGTAGAAGGAAGGGGGAATTCAATTTCGATTCCTGTAGTAGTATATGTTTTTGTTCCCACAGTCGAAAAAGCGTCTAGTGCTACTGTAGCGTCGTTTGGATATGTAGCCATTTTTATGTATTACTCCTAATTGATCTTCTGATAGGACCGTTTGTATCTAGGTCCTTAAGAATCAGTTTAACAATTGCTGTTTCGCCGTCCATCTGTGTTTCTCCTTGTTCAGCTTCTTTATCTGATCCTTTATTTTCTATTTGAACTTTTACCTTTGGTGCTGAATTAAGAGCGGTTTTACCTGTAGCATTCATGCGCTCCATATTTGAAGCACCGATAGCATCTACAGCACTCTTCTTCATTACAAACTCGCCTGGCTCTAAGAGAGCAGGCACGCTATCACGGGTTCTAACATTACCGCCTGCTGCATAACGAGCAATACCTTGTCTACCTACTAAACCACCTGATGCAGCAGCCACTAGGGCAGTAAAGAATCCACCGCCACCACCAGCAGAACCAGATGCACCTACAGTTTGTAGGGCTGTAGCAGCACTATAGGCTGCTGTAGTTAGTGTAGTATCCGCCGTTGTTTGACTTACAGCAGCTACCTTAGACCCCACCTGTGCTGCTTCTAGTGCTTGTGTGGCAGCACCTGCGCTTCCTAAACTACCACCAAGAACGCTTGCATCATTACCTACGTTGAGTAGGCTGCCTCCAGCAGTCTGTGTATCAGTACCAAAGCTACTTAAAAGTCCACTACTATCCGTAACTTTGGTACCAAAATCGCCAAGATTTGTTACGCCATCCTTAAGGCCTGTTGTAAAGTTATCAAGCTCTGCAGTTACTCCCTCAAGGCCAAGGCCACCGTCGCCGATGCCGGCTTCTGATACACGATTAGTAAACTTATCCGTAGAGAAAGGTGTGGCCGCTGGGAATCCTCCCATAGGAGCTTGTCCAAAACTGGTTCCGAAGGGACTCACGGAACCCCCTAGAGGAGTGAAAGAGCCTCCAATATTACCTAAACCTCCAGGGGCGCCAAAACCCATAGCACCAAAACCACCGGGGCCTGACGGGTTAAGAGTATTTTGACCAAACATATCAAAAGGACCATATGTTGTCGAAGAATAACCTGTTCCCATTGGATTAAAACCGCCGCCTAAATTATAGTCAGATTGTACCTGATCTCCCAATAGAGTACCTATTGGTACGTTTTTACTCTTAAGCACCTCAACAGGGACTCCATTAGACGTTATTCCGCCGCTGCCGCCACCAAACCAATCGCTTACCATATCTCCTAGATTTTTAAAAGCACCCGAAACAGAATCTACTATTCCAGATACGCCAGATTTTATACTATCCCATAAATCACTAAATGCACCTTTTGTTTCTTCTAACATCTCACCAGGAACAGGGGACTTTCCACTACCACCAGTATCAGTAATCTTTGGACCACCAGTACCAGGAATCTTTAGACCACCAGCTGCTTCACCTACTCCACCACCAGAGCAAGCACAGAACTCTGATACGTTAGTAACATAAACTGATTGGATGCCAACGTCTTTAAGGGCTTTAACACTTCCTTCAATATTTCCGAGACTTGATTTAATAGCTGAAGAAGCCGCATCAGGTAGAGTCTGTGTTAATGCTGTTGTAGCAGTTTTAGTAAGCCCTCCTAACAATCCTTGGAATTGTTGTTTAAGAAAATCAGTTACAGGCTGTACAATAAACTGCTTAAAAGCTTGTTTAGCTAGGTCCACTAAAATACCCTTAAGCATATTCATTAGACCTTCTTTAAAGTTCTTCATTGTTAGAGTACCGTTTTTAATAGCCTCAAATAAATCATCGACACCTTTATTAAGAGCACCTTCGATAATTCCTGCTGCTGCTTGTAAATATTTTAATAACCCAGCTTCTTCTAACTGGTACTTTCTTTCTGCTAAAGCAATAATTTCCTTTTGCTTATCTCTTTCAATGTTTAAAGCTGTTAGCTTTTCTTGTGCGTTAGAAGAAGCGGCAGCTTTTTGTGCCTCAATACTTTTTAACTGAGCTTCGGTATTAGCACTCTGTGCTTCTATTTCTTTAATTTTCTGATTATAATTTTCAAGTATTTTTGCTGATTCAGCGGCATATCTTCTGTCTACGTCAGCTTGAATTTTTTTAATCTTCTGCTCTTCTGCGTTTAAAAGCGATGTTTTAAGATCTGCAAGACGTTGATTCTTCTTAATCTCCTCGTTTAATATATCAGCACTTGCAGTTTTTTGTGCCTCAATATTAGTTCGTAAATTCTCAACATTAGTTTGAAGGGTCTTAATAGTAGAATTAGCCAACTCCCTTGCAGTCTTCTTAACTTCCTCAAGTTGTGGATCTTTCTTACCAGTTTGCAACTCTACTAGTCTAGCCTGTTGCTCTAAAATTTTAGCCATTGCTGTAATGTATCTATCATCTACCTGAGCCTGCATTTCAAGAAGCTTAACCTTCTTTTCAATTAGTCCTAGTTGATATTCTCTATCCTTAGCAGCATTTGCTGCTTGTAAGTCAGCAACTTTTTGTTGAGATAAAACAAGTTCTTTTTCTTTAACAATTTGCTCCGCTCTGTCAGAACGAGCCTTATCATCCAGCGCCTTTTTCTCATCTAGTGCTTTGAACTGGTCAAGTGCTTCAAGTGCTGCATTAGTTTTCTTTACCTCGTTTAATTCTATTTGTTCTCTTAGTATAGCAGCTTGTTTATCTAAAGCAGCTAAGTCAGCAGCTAGTTTAGTGCGAATTAAGTTTTCTTCTCTATCAAGACGAGCCGTTTCTGCATTAAACTTTTCCCGAGCAACATTAATCTCTGCATCTCTAATTTGTTTTTCTGTAGCTAAATTACCTAATAAACCTAATTGATTTTGTTGTCTTTCTGCGGCATTAACTTTTTGTAAATCTGCTCGTCGAGCAGCAGCATTAGTTGCTCGTTGCGCAGCTTCTGCTCTAGCAGCTTCTGCCTGTGCTAATTGTTTGGATGCTTCTAAAGCTTTTATTCTTAAGTCAACTTCTTGTTCAAGTCCTTTTCTAACAGTAGCAGCCGCAGCTCTTTCAGCCGCGTTAGCTTCGTTTTTAGCTTGTTGAATTTCTCTAGCATTAGCCTGTCTAGCTTTTAGTAGATCTAGCTCTTTTTGTAAAATATCTACAGAAGCTTGCGCTTTTAATACTGCTAGTTGCTGTTGAAGAACAGCTAAACTTCTTTGTTGAGTTCTTAAAAGTTTTGTAGAATCTTTTGCAGCCTCTATTATAAGACCAGCTTTTGCTTTTTCTGCTGTAGTAGCATTGGTTGCTCGTTGAATTTCTATAGAAGTTATACCTAGTGATTTAATCTTGCCTTGTAAAATCGATGCCTCGTTATTTTTACCCTCTTTTTGCGCTTGAACTAACATCTCTTGTAATCTAACAGCTTCTCTTTGCTTATCAGAGATATTTCCTGCCGCTGCTATTGTATCATCTAGGAACTTCATTTGATTTGCTTTTACTTCTTCAGGAGTAGCAGCTATCTCAGCTATCTTTCCAACTTTGCTTATAGACCCACTAGCTAATAAAGAGTCAACCGCTTTTAAGGCTCCTCCGAAAGTAGATTGAAGATCTTTGTTAATTTTTTCTAATCCTTGAACATTAGCTAAAGTATTAGAAAGACTTTGAATTCTTTTCTCTAATTTGTATAAAGCTTCCTCTTGCTGATTACTTAGATCATCAAAATCTAGAGTATCTGAGAATTTTTCTAACTCTCTATTTGCTCTAACCAAAGCTTGAGAAAGTTTTTCTGAATTAACACCTAACTTTAATTGCTCATTAAAGTTCTGTATGGCCCCCGTTGTTGCTACAAGAGCGGCTCCTTGTGCTTCTGCTCCCGCTATAAATTCATTTTGACCGCCTACATTTTGTATAATAACGTCAAGTAAGTTTTTATACTCTTTTACCGCCGCTCCATTTTCATCAGTTAATTGTTTTACAGCTTTTGCTGCGGAGTCATAAGACACACCAGTGGCAACAATACCCCTTAATAAACCAACATTTTCTTTTCCTACAGTTTTAATAGCTTGTTTTGTTTCTTGAAGAACCAATAGTCTAAACTTTTCTTCTTTTGTTAAATCTCCTGTCTTGTCAGTTAAAGCTTTAATTCGCGCATCAAGGGTTTTTACTCCTGCGTCGTTATCATTGAGGAGTTTTGTAGTTCTTTCAAGAGATTTACCAGTTAAATCCTGTGAAGCCGCATACTGAATTTGTGATTTACCAAAAAGGAGGAAATACTTTGTGAGCCTATCTGTTTTTTCAGAGGCAATTTGTGCATTAACACTACCAGCTTGTACTCCTTGTATTAAATCTGCCTGTTCTTTTCTAACATCTGCTATCTGATCTTCTGTAAGCCCAAGAGCCTTGGCATATTGAACCGCAGTTCCTGATGAATTTAATATCGCAGTAGATAATCCTTCTATTTCTTTTCTATTTTGTCTAGCCTGAGCGTTTAATCTTTCAAAGTATCCTATTACCTCTCCAATTAAATCAATACCAAATAAAGAAAGAACTCCTTGAGCAATTCCTACATATATTAAAATTTTTGACATTGCCGCCCCTACAGCAACTACTGCTCCTTGTAGAACACGAAAAGTTCCTGCTAATCCTGATACACCCTTTGCAGTTCCTCGTGCAATCTTACCTGTACCTTCTAGCCTGTCATTAAAAGCTGTTTCTGCAGTTTCGAGTCCTTTAATCTGTGCTGCATAGACCCCCGTGCCGTTATCAAGAGCCTTTAAATCAGCAATTCTACGTGCAGTTAACTCTTTGCCTCTTTCAGCTTGCCTAATAGATAGATCTTGCGTTGCAAGAAGTTTACGAATTTCTGCCCCTTCAGTACGAGCTAATTTAGCATTAGTGCCTTGAATAGCTCCTGTACCTGTTAACCCTCCTTCTCCTTTAGAGAGAGCCTGTTTAGCAGCCGCCTGGAACTTAGTAAGAGCTTCTGGACCGGCTCTTGAAAATTTCTCAGTAAGATTATCTAATTTTCTAGTAACAAAATCAAATCCAGACCCTAGTCCTGCAACTATAGAGTCTTTTAGTTTTGAAAAAACAATAGCACCTACAGCCCCAAAAGCTATAATTAAATTACCTGTTTTAGATAAGAAATCAGCAATAGGGCTTAAAACATTTGCTACGAATCCTAACACAGATTGTGTTAAGTCTTGGAACTTAGCAGCTAATTGTTCGATTGATTGTTGGGAAGTTTTAGAACTTGTATCAATAATACCAAACTTTGCATTACCTTCATCAATAACAGCATTAACAAATGCTTGGCGTCTTTCAAAAGTAGTCAAACTAGAAGCACTTCTATTTAAAGATGCAGCATACTTATTAACAGCAGGCTCAATACGAGTAAAAATACCAAGTTCGTCGATAAGTTCTGGTTCTAACTTAGCAGAGCCTCTAACTAGTCGGTTAAAAGAATCTGTTAAATCTCTACCTAAAGCACGAGATGCTTTTAAAGAAACAGTTGTAAGACCTTCAATCTGTTTAGCACTAAAACCTGCAGAAAGTGCGGTGTTAACTTGAGTAGCAGCTTCAACAATAGATAACTGATTTTTTGTTATCTCTTTTGTTTTAGCAATAATTTGATCCCCTGATTCCCCAATAGTTCTAGCTAAAGTTTGAGTACCCCTAATAACTTCTTCGTTTCTAGCAGCTCTAGACAGTGCTTGGAAAGCAGAAGTAATAGCAAAGATATTAGCGGCAGCGCCTGCATAAACAGAAACCAGACCTCCCAAACCAGATGCTTGAGCAGAAAACTGTCTTCCTGCTGATGCGCTGGTTTGACCAAGTCTGGTTTGTTGTTTAGTTACTGTTTCAGTAGCCGCAGCTGCTGCAGCCGCTCCTTTGGTACTAAAAGTAGTTTCAATAATATTTTTAATTGATGCCACTAGCGTCTCACCCTTGATGCGGCTTCTCTAGTTCTACGTTGTTGGTCATAGTGTGTAGAAGCCTCAGAAATACATACTTGAAGAAGTTCAAACACCTCTTCACTATCTTCAATTTTATAGATGCGCATAATATCTCCTAAACCTGCATAGTCTTTACCTAACCAGACTCCATTCATTCCCTCTATCTTATCTGGCAAAGCATTAAAAAGCCTTAGAGCTTGTTGCGCTTCGTAACTTAATTCATGTACCTCTGGCGGCATTTCGTCAGGGTCAGGGTCCCATCCCATCTGTTCACACATTAACAGATATTGGTCTTGGGTCATTCCCCCTGCTTGGAAGCTGTGCCGGAGGTACTTTTCGAGTTTTTTGAGTCTTCAGCCTTCTTATTAATAGAAAACTGCTCATAATCATTTAGTGCGTCAGTTACAAACTGATCAAAAACTGTGGAATTCTTTAGAAGATCTAGTGCGTCTTCTTCAGAATAATTTACGTCCTCATTTGGCTCCATAGAACTAATATCTACTGGAAGAAGCTTGGGCAACGATCTAACTTTAAGACCTGACCACCCCTTAATTGCTCTACGTGAATACTCTTCAATAAACTTATCATTATCAATTTCCTCTTCACGTTGACGAGTACGCTTATTAAACTTATATGTAAGACTTGAGTTACGAATCTTCATTAGATCATCACGACCTAAATATACTAGATTAACTACAAAACCTTCGATATCAGGAAACTCTACGTCAATTACGGTTTCCTTTGCCATTAAACTTGAAATTTTACTCATTTTTTGGTTTTCCCCTCTGTGTTAATAAAAAGGGTGCTCACCGTCGTTATCAACGCCTGTCAAACTGAGGGGGCAAGTTTGACGTTTGTTAACAGTGAGCACCCACATGAAATTAAATTTTGCCCCCTCAAAGCTCATTTAACTTACTTTTCTACAATAAGTGTCAACTCATCTCCGGTACCTTTGCTAGTTTCCTGAGCAAGGAAGTTAACTGTAATACCGATAACATCTTCAACAGCGTGAGTTGGAATCTCGAACTGAATCTTTGGCATATTGATTGCAAAGAATGGTGCTGTTGCTCCGCCAATTTTAAGGTTAGCGTTAGATGTAGCAGAAGAAGATGTACGAGTGTCTTCAACGATCTGCTTCAAGAACTGAGCAGAATCACTTGAACCACCACGTAAGTAAGCACTTAGTGAACCAGAAATAGCACGAGCACCGGCAAACTGACCGATAGGTGAGTTAAGAGATGCAAGCTCTTCTGGTGTTAAGTATGTGATGTTATTATTGTAGTCAAAACTGAGTGCAGTTACTGGGAATGTGAAATCAACCCCTGTAGCAGTTGAACTTTCAGCGTGCTTAATATCAATTGTTGAAAGTCTATTCTTAATGAAGCTAGCAGAAGAAATTGTGCCAGAAACATTATAAGAGTTCCAAGGATGATAAGAAGCCTCAGCTGTCAGTGCATACTGATTTGAGTTAGCTGTGATTTCATTTCCTCCAGCATTTAGTATTCCACCGAATACTGAAATAGCATTATTACGTTTATCATCACGAAGTTCGATTAGGTTTGTACCGAATCCTGTCCAAGTGGTTGTAGCAATGCCGTCAATAGCAGCATCAATAGACCCTTGGTTAACAGTTGCGTTAGAAACCTGATAAACAACGTTATCCATTTTGAAATATAGATGGTATTCAGAAGCAGTAGCAAAGTTTGCAGAATGCTGGAACACGTTTGCAGCAGCAGCACGCTCTCCTAGTGCAAATTTACCATCAGCCTGCCAAGTACTCTGAAGTGAATCGCCAGAAGCAAATGCAGTGTTACTCATTAAGGCTTGCCACATAAACCAGTCGGCGCAAGGCATTGAATTACCTTCAGCAGACTTATCTGAAGCACCTGCGGTCTTTTCAAGACCTGTTGGTTTTAGATACGCCTGGAAGTTCCAGTCAACTGGGTTAAGGGCGGTATTGAATCTCTGTTGTGAACGATCAGGAGTCAAACCACTTTCTAGTGATGTGATATCCTGAGTTGCAGCAGCCTGAGACACTGCAAATCCAGCAAGAATTTCTACTTGCCAAGTGTTTGCAGGTTTCATAGCTGTTACTTCGGCACCGCTGGCAATATCAACGGTGGACATAAACACTTTTGTGTTTCTCTGTAGGTTAAGTTGGGCAGCCATTTAATTAAACTCCTTTATATATTTAATTGGTATCTTGTTGTCACGTCTATTTCCAAAATTCCAAAGGGAGCTACTAAACCTTCATCTGTGGAAACACCTTCTATTATCATATCTAGTATTCCAATGTTTGATCTATCACCTAAGTTATATACAATATGCTCTATATCATCTGCTAGACTTTCTGCGGTTGTTATAGGGTTTTCTGCTCTAACATAAGCACGGATCGCAATGTTTAGCTCTCCAGTAGTTAATCCTGCGGTATCGTAAATTCTAGATTCTGTTCCTGCATTTACGCATATTGTAGGAAAATCATTAATTTCGTCTAAAAATTTCACGCGACGAAAACAGTTATTTGAAATATCTAAGTTATAAGTGTAGCTTGCGTCAAAAGTAGAAACATCGCCGTTTATTTTTTTCAACTCAGATACCAATAAGTCGGTAATTTCTTTTCTTCGACTTAACGCCATTTATTTTCTACCTTTTCATAGTATATCAAATTGATTTTTATAAAGCAAATCCTAAATTCTCAAAACAGATTCGTGCCCAGTTTAAAAACCTCTTATAATTCTAAAACGAGTTCCATACACTTGTTTAACAGTATCTCTAATAGAACCTTGTAATAAAAATCTAGGTGCTCTTGCTCCTCTTTTTTCGTGAACACGATAGTTAGGAGCATAATAATATGTAATTAATTGTTGTCTAATATTTTGCATAACTCTAACAGATTCTGCAAATTGACCAGTTCTATATGTTAGTACAGTAGGACTTAAAGGCTCTCCTCTAATAGGTCCTTTAGGCATACGACGCTCTACTTCTTTTTGTACTAAAGCACTTAATTGAACGTCTGAAATATAGTTTACTTTAGTTTCTGCCTTTTTCTTTTTCGTTTTAGCTGTTATAGATCCTTTTCCTAAAAGGGCAGACCCTTTTTCATATTCAATTAAAAATTTGCCCTTAAATTGTGAGTTCAAGAATTTAATTACAGAAGGAGAGAATTGTGAAAACTCTGCTGCTAAATCTTGAGCAATTGCCAGACTAAGCTTTTTTAATTCTACATCTAAAGATTTATTTGCTTTGTTTAAAGCGTTTCTAACTTCAGCTTCTGTAAAGTAAATTTGAAAGTAGACTTGTCCTTCTGCGCCTTCTGTCACTTTTATTTTAGCTTTAGGATTTTTGGATATTTGTTGCCAGTTCCAGCCAATAGATTTAATTATTCTTTTTCCACCAACTTGTATAGGAACTTTAATATCTGCTGCTTTTAAAGCAAAGTTTTTTCTTAATGCGATAGCAGCAGGAGATCTACTCTTATTTAAAAAAGATTTTAAACCTTCACTATCATTTTTTAATTTAACTAGCTCTTGTAAAAAAGAATCACCAAATCTAACGCGTTCTTCGATAGGAGTTGCAGAGCCTTCTGAAGTATCAAACCCAGTTATAAGTTTTGTGGTAGAGCGTAAATTAATTCCTTGTCCGCCGGCTATCCCAATCTGTCCTGCTCTAGTTACTTGTCCTGAAGAGTCTGTTGTTGTAGAAATAGCTTTATTTTCTGAAACAACAGCCTGTCCTGACTCCGCATCATAAACAATATTATCGGGTATAACACCAGACCCTGATTTTCCTTGAATAAGGGTACCACCTAAATTGTCTACCATAACCCTATCAACAATATTTGATAATCTTGAGTAGATACCAAATAAAGCTCTGGATAATGGTTCATTTGTAGCTTTTAAATAAAAACGAGCAGGTCCTATTGCATTTCTAGATTTAAATAGTAAGTCTAATGCATTAGGTCCTGTAAAAGTTTTACCGTCTGGTCCTGTGACTTTAAATCTAGTAACAGACTCTATCATACTAATAAATCACTCTATATAAATCTAGAATACGACGAATGTGTGGAGGAAAATTAGCACTCAATGCTCTATCTTGAACATTCTCACCTTGGAAAGTAAAGCCTTGGGATTCTTGCCGATCTTTGTGTAACATTTTAGCATAATCCATAGTAGCCATCAATAAATCTTGAGGAATAGAGCCAGAATCATATCCAGACTTATAAGTTACTCTAACACCACGAGGATAATTCTTAAATGTAGCAGCTCCTACAAGAGTTAATCCAAAATCTCCTGTACCATCACCAATATTTTTAGTAATTTCGCCTGTATCAGGGTAGAATAAAAAGTCTTCTACAGAAGCGTGATCGTCAGCAAAGCCAGAGGTATCATTGTCTCCATCAAAATGTGCTAATAAAACAGTATTATCATCTGTCGCATGTTGGTAAGAAGGAGCAGTAAAAGCAGTAGTATGTCTAGCAACATGAGAGATACGAGTTTCATCCATAAATCCATTAAAATATTGATAATTTGAAGTAACATTTTGTCTTGCAATTTCAAGTTGCGCAGAAATATCAGGCATCACATTTGAAGTAGTTTGTGTGCCTATAGAAGTTCCATCACGGTAAAGTGTCCAAGAAGAACCAGAACGAACAATTTCTACATGATGAAAAGTATTAGCAGAATAACCAGTTGAGGCCGCATGTGTAACATTAACAACTTCAGTACCTCCAGATACTGCTCTAAAAGTAAAACCATTAGTAGTATCATATCCAAGGGACCAAAGATTATTAACATCCGCAGATTGTGAGATGAATACTGCATTAGCAGAATAAGAGTTAGATCTTATTTGTGTATCAATAGTAAAATCAGAGTCTCCAAAATACCAGTCATTAGAATCAGCTAAATAAATATAGTCATCAGATCCGTCAAAAAACACAGAGGAGTCCCCGAACTTTTTATATCTAGTTTTTAGAACGGGTCCTCCACTGCGAGTTAAAGTATGGTTTGAATCTATTCTTGTTACTGAAGAACCATCTGATTGTGGATTAGTTAGTTTTCTATATGCAGTACCGTCATACTCAGAAATAGAATGAACATTTTGTAAGGGTAGCCTAGATACAAAAACCGAAGATTTTCCTCCGTCAAATACTTCTGAATACGAGTTACTTAAAACTTCGTGTCCAATATAGTTTTCTACAGCACCACAAGCGAAAGAAATAAGATTGCTGAGTCTAGCATCTTCGTTAGAGCTTGTAATGTTTAGATAATTTTTTATTTGTGCTAAAGTTACATATGGATATTTACCATAATTGCTAGACATTGTTTATCCCCTTCTTATTTAGTAACGATTGTAGTTTTTGGCTTAACAGGAGCCACAGCCTCTACGGAAGTAGCGCTGACTACTTTTTGCTTAACAGGAGCAGGAGCTGGTTTTGGAGCTTTAGCTGCTTTCCATTCTGCGATATAAGCGTCTACCTGAGTAAGACCATTTCCTAACTTCATTAGAATTCTACGAGCTTCGTCTTCATCATCAATTTGCATGATTTCATTAATCATTATAATTTTCTCCTTGTCTTATAGTAAGAAAGGGAGGCAGGTTAACCTACCTCCCTCTTCCTTAAGGTAAATCAGAATCTATTATACCTAAGATTAGGCAAGTGTTCTGATTGTAGCAGCATAGCCGTAGGTGGTTGAAACGTTTGCACCTGCACCTGAGCCTGTGGTTGAGAGAGCCTTGAAGTCAAAGCGTGTGCTCATGTACATCGCTGTGACCTGCTGGCGAGGCTCGTACTCGCTCTCGATCTCCATACCACGGCGTTCTGCGATCATCCAGCCTGGCTTGTAGACTAGAGCACCAATGTCGGCTGAGTTAGAACCAACGTTATCTAGGAACTCAGTAATAACAACTGGGATACCATAGATTGCGCCAACAGAACCTGTGAGGTATGTTGCGTTTGGTCCGAACTTATCGACTGTGCGGAAGTCGGAGGTTGTGACTAGCTCGTTGTAACCTTCGATTGTGGTTAGATATACGAGGTGGTCACCAAGCTGTAGACCGTACTTACCCATTAGGGCGCGGGCTGAAGCAATATTAGCTGCTGTAGCCTTTGTGTCGCCATCGGCGGTACGAACGGATAGACCGTCTGTAGCAACCTGGTTAACCATTGTGGTGATACCCTTAACAACAGAGGCATAAGTTGATGTGCCAGCTGGGTTAGCTGTGAAGCCTGATAGGGCGCCAGTACCACGAAGGATTGCCTTGTCGATTGAACGAGAAAGGCGACGTGTTGCTGCGCGACGGAGGAAGTCGATTAGAGGAAGAATTGTATCCTCTTCTTCATCCTTGGCAAGATGTGTTGTAACCATGAACTTGTGTGGTGTAAAGTCAACTGACTTAATTGCGTTCTGGTTTGAGGTTGGGACGTTTGATGTATCACCAACGCCTGTGGCATATGTGCCAGAAGCGAACTGTGCTACGTAATCGTCTGTATCCTCATCGGCGACTGGGACACGGAATGTCTTTGCATCGACCTGGATTCTATCGAACATAGGAGCAATAACGAGCTGCTGCTCCATTTCTTCATAGATATTTGTTGAGAAGTTGCTTAGGAACTGATCAACTGAAGTGACGGCCTTAATCTGATTACCAAGCTTGGTATCAAATGGGTCACGACGATTGAGAGCCTTAGCAAGAAGGAAGGCATTAGCCATTTCCTTTTCGCTATACTTGCTGGAAGCCTTCTGCTGCTGATAAACATGCTTGCTTTCAGAAATAGCTTTAATCTCGTCCTTATATTTTGCAATCTGTGCCTTTAGCTCAGAAAGCTCTTCACGGGTCTGGCGAGTTGCCTCACCATTACGCTCAGCCTCATCGGACTCACGTATAACAGCTTCACCAGCCTTCTCGACTAGCTTCTCTGTGTTGTTTTCTCCAACTTTAACGGAGACTTCCTCGACAGCCTTCTCCACAACTGTTTCAGTTGCAGGAGCTGCTTTCTTTTCAGTCTCTAGTACAATTGGATCACCTGCATTTTCGGTTGCCATTGTTTCATTCTCCTTTATAGTCTTAGTAGTCTTATGACCGTTTACTAATAAGGCTAGATCCTTTGAAGTCTCTTCGCCATCGTTGCAGTCAATACTCTTAAGCTTTTCGATGTTATTTAGCATCATTTTAGCAATATGATAGTTAGTGTCATTCCATTCTGATGATGGGGTAGTGGTTAAGTTTAGTGTTTTATTCAGCTTTTCCTGTAAAAGTTCACTGTTTTTAACAGCTTCGTTATCTTTCACTGCATAAAGCTCTTGTTCAGAAAGTGTAACCAGTGAGTCAAACTTTTCTTTAATATTGGAACGTTCTCCATCACTTAAGCTTTTGAACTCTGTAACAGAGACATCTAGATCATACTGTGATCCAAGGTCCCAAAAATTCGCTACTGATAAATTTTCAGCAGGGATTGTAACTGTATTATCCAATGATTTTCCGTTTAAGTCAACTTCTAAAAATTGAAAAATAGGGTTTTGGGCAGTAGCAATTTTCACTGTCTGATACCTTTTACCCTCATGTTTTACAAAAGCACCATTTTTAATTTGTGCGGTTTCTGCACTAAGAAGATTAACAAAAGGAATTGGTTCATAAGGATCAGATGATAAGGTCTTATCCTCATCGTCTTCATCTTCCTCGGATAGATTCTCAATTTCTACGTCTTCAGCAAGATTGACTTCCTTAATAATTTCCTTCTCTTCTTCTTCAGCGGCAGCAACAATGACTTCTTCTGTCTCGTTTGTTTCAACGTCTTTAGTCATAGTATTCTCCTCTTCAGAATATAGAGTAACAGATGAGTAGTTAGGGTTTTTAGACCCACCGTTTGCCTCAGTCTCACTAGGAGACATGGGACGGGCTTCTCCATCTGTCTTATCAGGTGAATCAACATTGTTAGAAGGTTGAACTAAGAACACAATTTCATGACCGTGCCCTTCTGCTTCTTCAATGGTATAATTCACAATTTTGTGATAATGCTTTTGGCCATGAGAGGAATAGGTAGTAACACCATTGCCACTATCATCCATTTCAATGGTATGATAATGACCGGCTTTGTTACCAGTTATTCCGACATAAATGCCTTCCATCATTTTCACTTCGTCTTTTAAGCTAGCCTCTTTGAGACTCTTCTTAAAGTCTTCATATTCATCGTTAGATTCAAAACTTTTTCTAACACTGAATAAGCTTTCTTGGTTGCAAGGAACGGATACAACACTAATTTCGTGAAGTTCTACATCAGTAATTTGTGTTGTGTCTGTATTCCGATCATAGCGACCATCCTTAACGCGGAACCCTACAGAAAAGCTCTTTAAAGCTCCGTCATTAATAAGTGTTTGTACACCGTGAAGTTTTTCTGCTGCGTCACTTACATAAGCTTCAACAAAAATACCTTTACGGTCTACAGAAATCTTTTCTACACGTCCAATAGGTTTGCTGTGATCGTGCTGATAAAGAAGAACAGGGTTCTTACGATAGTAATCAACACCCTTAGCCCAAGCATTAGCTGTAATGATATCACCTGCTCGATCTTTATCGGTGGTGTTAGCATAGCCAGCAATTCTTAAGCCTTTCTTCTTCTTAGGAGCACGTTTCTCAACAGTTAGTGGACTGTATACATGAAACATTTTATCCATTCTCATTATCCCCTTGTGTAGGATCAGGAGGTGTATCTGTATTATCTTCTGTAGGTCTTCCACCTTGTGAGGGGTCTACAGCACTTCCTGTAATATTTTGTGGTATTCTAATCTCATCGCAATCTTCACGATGTTGGAATCTTAATCCTATTCTAGCTTCATTAGGTGTAATAATACCAGTATTTACTAATGTAGAATAGTACATAGCTTGTGTTTTTTCGTCCGCTCTAAGAGCTGAAACAGCTGCTCTATCTGGACGAATAATAATATCTGAGTTAAAGAAGTGAGAAAATGCGCTACAGAACTGTTCTAAAATTGGCATAATAGTATGGTTATAAAATAATACTTGGTTTGCAGCTATGTTAGCATTATTTCCTGATTTTAACAGAACATATGGTACACCAAGTGCTTTTGCAATATCTTGTTGGACTCGTTCTACAGAAGCTTCAAAATCTAACTCGGAAAATTTAATTTGTCCAAAAGGACTTAGCTGTAGTCCGCCATCTAAAATAGCAGGATTTCTAGCACCACCATAAATAGTAGAATAACTCTGTCTCCACTGTTCTAATAATCTTTCTTTTACTTTTGGACTTAGAACAGAAGCAGTTTGTAAGACAATACCTGGAATACCATTATTCTTAAAGAATTGACGCTGGAAATTAATTAAGTAATAGTATAACTCAATTAATCTTTTAACAGATTTTAACTTTGGTGCGCCACGGTAAATACTATCTTCGTTATCTGACTTAATATGAATAATTTCATCAGTATCAAATTTTAGAGCAGATTCTTGTCTTGTGGTTTGTTTACCATAACTATAAGCACTTGAAGACTGAACATTTCGCACTAAAAAGTTAAAATGCGAAATAAAGGTTTTTTCGTCTGGAATAACTTCCATATCATTAGCTGGTAATACGTAAAGATTTGTACGATCATAATAAAAGAAGGCATTACCATCTAGTAAATAGTCTAAGAAAGCTCTACGAAATAACTTAACTCTGTCTTCAAAAGGATTTGGTGAACGATTTAAAAGTTTATCTACTTTCTTAACAGCACCTCCGCCTTCAACAATAATCGGGACTTCAATCAAAGCATTAATAATTAACTCAATAGAGCGATTAACTACTTCAACGTCACGATATGCTTGTTCAAAATCAAGAATAGTTTCTGGACTCGCATAAGGCTCTGCGGCAGCTAACGAAGGCTGTGCAGGGTTAAGCTTTTCTGATATCCATCTTCTCCAACCTGGAACTTCGTTAGCCATGTTTCTCCCTTTGAATTTCTAACCAATTTATAATTTTATTTGATAGATGATTACTATAACGTTGTCCGTATATATTATGTAATCTTTCGTGATGTTGTTTACAAAGGGTATAAAGGTTGTTATTGCTTAACCGATCAAACTCATCATCATAAAATTTTACTCTTATATCTTTTATTTCCTCAACAGTATCAAATTTAGACACTTTATTTTTTATGCACCAGTCTTCAAAAAGTTGAGATATAGAAAAAATATGATGAAGTTCTAAGTTTTCTTTCTCTTTGCATATATAACATTCATCGCGTAATTTGTAATCTTTTTTAATATAATCCCTTATATACTTAATAGGAATTCTTTTTAAATCTGCCATTAGAATAACTTTACCAAATACTAAACTTTGTGTCCAATCTTTAATTTTTAGAAGCCAAGAAAGGGGAACGAAAATCTTGAATTACTTGCCATCTCTTACTAAAATGCTCAGGATGTTTGTTTAATCCTACAGCTCCCTCTTCTAATAAGGAAACTTCTGTTTTAATTATTTTAGGTTTTGTCTTATAGTAGTCACTCATAGAAAGAGATACCTGTATATCATCCCCTCTATCTTTTGTTCCCCAAGGTTCTATATAGTCTTTCCATATAGTTTTTAAATGAGGAATCGAAACAGATAAACAAGCTCCAACAGCTATATCTGATTCTGCATCTATACACCATTCACTAGATAAATCTTCATAACAAGAAACTTTATTTACTCCAGATCTACCATATATAGATATAAGCCTATCAGGAGTCTTTCTTATTTCTACTATTAGTCTCATTATACAGTGAAAACTTGGGTCAATATCATCGTCTAGTATAATTGCATATTTATAATTTAAATCTTTTGCAAATTTCCAACGCTCAATACACCATCCATTTTCTTTTTTATTTATAACGGCTGCACCTTTAAACTGATGTACTTTATAAGAAGGATTATTATTAATTATAAATATAGGTAATTTACCTTTAAATTTTTCAACAAGATAATAAATATTACTAAGTCTTTTGTAGTTTAAAATTATTAGTGCAGTATCTTTAAGCATAAATTGAAGCCGATGTTTTTACATAGGTATAAATACCATATCTTACAGCGTCTGAAGCATGAGAATTATCGTCATGAATTGTTTTTGGATTTTCTGTTTTTGGATTC